ACGGGTGTTAACAGGCAGTGAACGTGGTGAGTTAGCAAGTTCACAGGATGCTGGGGAATGGAAGGCCTACGTACAAGCCCGCAGGGAGGAGCACGCGGAGACTAATATAATACGCCCACTTGTAGGGATGCTCCTTAAATACGGCGTTTTACCAAGCCTTAAGACGGAAAATTACACGGTTAAGTGGAACGACCTGTACTCCCTTAGTGAAAAGGACAGAGTTGAGATTGGTAAGTCAAGGGCTAATGCTTTACGTGAATACACATACAGTCCAATGTCTGAGGCTATTGTTCCGCCGGATGCCTTCTTTGACTTGTTCTTAGGGTTGACCCCGGAACAGATTACACTTATCCGTGAGCAACGTGATGAGCTTATTTCACAAGAAGACTTGTATGACAAGATTTTGGAAGAGTTGGAACCTGAGCCTGTTGTGATGCCAGGGCAGTCTCCGGCAGGTGGTGCAAAGAGCACACCGGCCAAGCCGACAAAGAAGAATACGATGAGTAGAACAAAATGAGTGAAGTAGCAACATATACTGAAGCCGTTCGTAAGAACTACGATCCTACGCATACGACCGCATTGAGAAACGCTTTCGCAGCAGACTTCCGCAGGCGTTTCAAAGAGTTGGCTGCCGTAGTTGCCATAGGTGTTTATCAAAACGACTGCTTTGGTTTGAAAGAGAAATTACATACCTTCCAAATGCAATCTCCACCAAGAGAAGCTTATGCGTTCTTACGGAGCCAAGAGAAGATTGCGGCGTTTATGAAGTGGTTAGAAAAACAGGTGGAGTTAGGTATTTTGACAATACAGGATCTTGATCAAATAGGTACTGCAATTGAATCCGTTTGGACAAATAAATACATCTACGATTCTTATAAAAGAGGGGTTCTCAGAGCGCGATATGAGATGGGGCAACTTGGTATGGAACTTACTCCACTTGAAATGATCGGAGGGGCTGCAACATTGTTGGGGTTACCAATGCATTTGGATCGTCTTGGTTTACTGTACACAAGGCTATTCACAGATTTAAAAGGGATCACTTCCGCAATGGATTCACAAATTAGTCGTATATTAGCTCAGGGATTAGCGGATGGAGATGGTCCGCGATTGTTGGCTCGTAAGTTAGTATCGACAATTAATGGTACAGGAATGGGTGATTTAGGCATAACAGACACATTAGGTAGGTTTATCCCTGCCGCACGACGGGCTGAGATTCTTGCTCGCACGGAGATTATTCGGGCACACCATTTGGGTACCATACAAGAATACAGAAATCAAGGTTTATTGAATATTGTAGTAAAGGCTGAATGGAAAACGGCTGGGGATGATCGCGTATGTTCAAAGTGTGCCAGTTTGGAAGGGAAGGTTTTCACGTTGGATGAGATAGAACCAATGATACCACAGCATCCACAATGCCGTTGTATTGCACTTCCATATATTGAGGAACTTGAAAAATATAACGTAAAGTAGGAGGATAAAAAGATGCCAAGAGGTGTTTATATACATAAAAAAGGAAGGAAAATAACTTGGGGTGATAAAATATCTGAAGCTTTAAAAGGTCATACATTTTCGAAAGAACATAAATTACAATTAAGTGAATGTCACAAAGGGTATGTTATGCCTGAGGCACAAAAGGAAAAGATACGAAAATCTTGTTTAGGAAAGAATAAAGGTAAAAAAATATCTGAGGAACATAAGAATGTGCTTCGTAATATAAATAAAGGAAGGCAGCTATCTGAAGAAACAAAAAGAAAGATTGGTAATAAATCAAGAGGTAGACATCATACAAAAGAAGCCAAAGAAAAAATTAGGAGATTTACAACAGGTAGAAAAAGACCAGAATTGACAGGGGACAAGAATCCAATGCACACCCATCCCAATTCATATAAATCTAAATTTGGAAAATGTGGATATAGACAAGATATTGGAATTTTTGTAAGATCAAGGTGGGAAGCAAATGTATATAGAATATATAAGTATTTGGGATATAAAATTGAGTATGAACCAAAATCATTCAAACTTTCTGATGGTAGAACGTACCGTCCAGATTTTTATATCAAGGAATTAAATTTGTGGATAGAAGTAAAAGGATGTTGGTTAAAAGATGCAAAAAGTAGATTTGATTTATTTCAATTGGATTATCCTGAAATAAATATTCAGGTGATTGATCCTCTTAAATATAAAGAATTATTACAAACATACTCAAGTAAAATAAATATGGAAGGGTAATGCTATGTGGGACATAAATGATGTAGATAAGCACAAGAAGGGCTTGAGTGACAAACAAAAGAAACAATGGGTTCGTATTGCCAATGCCGCTTTGGCATCGTGTATGAAGAAAGGTGGTACTGATGAGGAGTGTGCTGCCAAGGCAATAAAACAGGCAAACGGCGTTGTTAACGCAAACAGTGGTGCTTACGCAGTGTACAAGAACCGACCTGACTCAGATTATGAAGTCACCCTTACTGTACATCAGGAAAGGCCATGTTATGTGGTGCCTGTTGTAATGATGGTAGAGGGGGTGCATAATGGAAGCCATGGTCCACTTCTCCATAAAATTGATGAACTTGGGAAAATTCCGGCTGCTTGGAATGGTATCCCTGTTGTGATAGATCACCCGGAGGATGAGGCCGGTACTCCGATTTCAGCGAACTCTCCCGAGGTTATTGATAAGCGAACAGTTGGACGGGTATATAATACGAATGTCGATGGGACGAGATTATGCGCGGAAGTTTGGTTGGATGAAGAGAAACTTAATTCGATTGCTCCTGAAATACTTGAAGACATCACAAATAATAAACTTATTGAAGTTAGCGTGGGGGTATTTTCGGAGGAAGAGGAAGAAAAGGGTGTCTGGAACGGGGAAGAGTACGTAGCAAAAGCATACAACTATCGGCCGGATCACCTTGCCATACTTACAGAGTTCGTTGGGGCCTGTTCTTGTGAGGATGGGTGTGGTTTGAGAAACAATAAACAAAATGACATGATACAGGTATCAATTGAAGGCACATTAAAAGGTAAGGATCTTGTTCTTGAACTAAACAGGCAAGGTGTTGCCACACGGGCAATCGGTAATCATGCCGATGCTGGGTACAAAGAGAAGCTGGATGCTGTTTATTCGGCGTTACGGGCAGTAGATGGAGATGACTCTTACAGTTACTTGGAGGAGATGTTTGACACCTACTTGATATATAGCAAGAGTAGCAAAGGTGCTACCAAAATGTATAAACAGGATTATTCGTATGAGAGCGGGAAACTTGATTTGACGGGGAATCCTGTTGAAGTCCATCGAAAGGTGGAGTATGTGACTAATAATTTAAGTATTAATCAAAAGGAGGTAAACATGAGTAAAGAATGCGCCCCCTGCATCAAAGAGAAGGTTGACCATCTGATTGCAAACAGTCAGGGTCGCTGGACGGAAGATGACAGGGGATTTCTTCAGACGCTCTCCGAAGCTCAGTTGGATAAAATGAAGCCAATTGAGACTGAGAAGGTCGTTGAGAAGAAAATCGAAGTGAACAAACTCACTCCGCAGCAGGAAGCCGACCTTGCCTTTGTGGCAAACATGCGTGCGGAGAAAAAGAGGAGTATGATCTCTGGGATTCAGGCAAACACTTCGAAAGAACTGTGGCCTGATGAAGTACTGAATGGAATGGACGACGCGAACCTTGAGAGAGTGTTCAAGTCTGTCAAGAAAGAGGAAGTTGTTGATTATTCACTTGGTGGTGAAGTACCAATCCGGACGAACGCTGGTGAAGAGCCGATGCTTCCTCCTATGGTTGAAGAAACACCTAAAAAGTAAGGAGGATAAACAATGGCTTACAACACTATTAAAATCAAAAAGTACCTGGATATTATCGAGGAGTTTATTGCAGCCGATGCAATATATCCGGGTATGGTTGTGGAGATGGACTCTGCCGGTAAGGTAAAAGCCCATGCCACTTCCGGGGGAAACGTTGTTCCTGTAATGGTTGCTCTGGAAGATGAGCTTCAGGGAAAAGGAATCGATGACGCTTACGCCGCCAATGATAAGGTCCAGGTATGGATTCTTAATTCTGGAGAGGTGTTCTACGGGATAATTGCTGACGGGCAGACGATTGCGAAGGGTGACCTTCTTGAGTCGGATGCAGGTGGCCGATTGATCAAGCACGTACCTGATGAAGGTTCAGTGAATGCAATCTACCAGAATGCTATTGTCGGCGTCGCCCTTGACGCTGTCAGTACTGCTGCCGGTTCAGAAGACAGTGATATCAATTTCCTCTCTATTTACAGGAGGATTCCGGTAAGAGTTCGTTAATTAAAAATAGGAGGAAAATACAATGAATGATATCTTTGTTGATCTTATCGCGAATGGACAGGCTCAGGGGCAGGTTGCTCAGATGATCCTTAACAACGGCCGTATGGATACGGGCCGTATGCGTCCATTTATCGGGAGAGACGGCCGTGCGTATATGACCGTTTACAAAGGGGGTGACCCCAGGAAGCCCGAGAGTTATGCAGTTATTCAGTCATACGCTGGTGCTACTCTCCGCAGGGATGAGTGGAAGCGTTTGGATGAAGCGATTGTAGAACCTTCCCGTTATCGCCTTGGTGGTGTGGAAGACCTTATTTCCAATGGTCTTGTGTATAACCTTGGCAACGGACTTGGCACTACGGTGCTTGAGTGGCATGACGTGAGTGAAGGTATGAATGCTGTAGTAACAATGGACGGCGTTACCCGTGGTAACAACGACCGTGTTGTCTTCCAGCACAATTACTTGCCCCTCCCGATAATTCATGCTGACTACGAAATCAACGCCCGTGTTCTTGCCGCCAGTCGTAATATGGGGAATCCCCTTGACACGACTATGGCAGAAAGGGCAGCTCGCAGGATTCTCGAACTGAAGGAGAATATGCTGTTTACCGATGTTACATATTCCTATGGTGAAACAGACACCCGTGGACGTAACACGATTTACAGTTATATCAACTTCCCGGATCGTAACCTTGTTAACCTGAGTATTCCTTGGGACAACTCGGCTTGCACTGGCAAGATGATTCTTCAGGATGTTCTTGAGATGAAGCAGGCAAGTTTGACTGCGCTGCACTATGGGCCGTGGATGCTTTACATTCCTGCCGCTTATGAGACTGTTCTTGATGATGACTATGTTGGTGCTAACCCCGATACCGCTCCTACTGTGACGGTAAGGCAGCGGCTCCTTGGCATTGCCGGAATCAAGGGTATCAAAGTGATTGACACACTTCCTGCAAACAACGTTCTTCTCGTCCAGATGACATCTGACGTTGTACGTCTTGTAAGAGGTATGGCTCTCCAGAACGTTGAGTGGAAGACCGAAGGTAATATGGTTACCAAGTACAAGGTAATGACTATCGAAGTTCCGCAGATTCGTTCTGACATCAACGGCAAGTGTGGTATTGTACACATGTCATAAACTGAAGTTGACTAATCAAGTCATTTCATTAAAAACTATCAATCATGGAACGTACAAAAAAGAATGAGAAGCCTCCGGAAAATGAACCTGAGGTTCCTGAAACACCTGAGGTTCCTGAAACACCTGAGGTTCCTGAAACACCTGAGGTTCCTGAAACACCTGAGGTTCCTGAAACACCTGAGGTTCCTGAATCCAAGGAAGAACCAATTCCTGTTGACCCCGATCCGATTATAACATGGAAGAAAACCGGAGGGGGCTCACTTCGCCTTGCTAAGCGATTAATTCCCCCTGGGGCAACGTTTAAGGCCCGGGTAAGTGAGATACCCAAAGGGTTCCGGGATGTGGTTATTCCAATGGAGCTCATACCAGAGGCACAACAGGTAACAGTACCTCCGGTAAAGTCAGCCTTCCAGGTAGTACCACGTGGTAAGAGCAAGTCAATGTTTGACATCATTGGTGCGAATGGTAAGCGGATGAACGAACAGCCCTTAACAAAGGCCGTTGCGGAACGTCTTAAAGCCGACCTGGAAAAATGACCTGGCGAGTTCCTAAAATATGGGAAGGTGGTGATGTTTGGATCATAGGGGGAGGCCCGTCTGTGCCTCGTCAATTTGATGTTCCTGAGGATATCATTCAAAAGGTAACTCAAGGGACTCTCCCTCCAAACGCCTACTCACCCTATATGCATCCAATACATGACAAGCACGTCATTGGTGTAAATATGTCATATAAACTTGGCATGTGGATAGATGTGGTAATGTTTGGGGATAGTGGGTTTTTCCTTAAAGAAAGAAATGGTTTAGCAACCTTTCCAGGAATCAAGGTTTCATGTAATACAGGCAGCCAAGGAGAGCGGTGGATTAAACATCTTGGAAGAGATGGTTCTCATTCAAAAGGGATAAGTACCAATCCAATGTTGGTGGGATGGAATGGTAATACAGGTGGGGCGGCAATCAACCTTGCCGTTCATATGGGGGCTAAACGGATTTTACTCCTAGGCTTTGATATGAATTTGGATGGTACACGCATGCAACACTGGCATGATTTGTATGGAAAAGGACCTGTATTGGATGAGAGGAGAAAGAGAAAACTGCCATTTTCTAGGCATATCACGTCCTTTTCGTTTATTGCGGCAGACGCTAAGAGGCTTGGTGTAGAAATCATCAATCTATCCCCAGGCAGTTCAATTAATGATTTTCCTAAGATGTCCGTTAAAGAATTTTTACTTGATACGAAGTGACATGAATATTGTTAAGTTGGCAGGGGGATTAGGTAATCAATTATTCCAATACGCATTCGGAAGAGTTGTACAAGAATGCAGTGGAAATAAAACGGCGTATGATAAAACGTGGTATGATACAACTCGTATCCCTCCTAGGCCTTATGTGTTAGGTCAATTTCAAGTAGAGGTTCCCACATCAGGTTATTTAAAAACAGGTAAGGTTGTGGAGAAGATAAGTGAAGGGATCCCCTCCTTGTATGTTGATAATAAATATTTCCAGGGATATTGGCAGAACCCTGATTTGTACAGTTTCAAATTGATAGAGGAATTTCGTGAACAGTTTCATGTGCGGCCACAGTATCAAACCGCTGCGTTTTTAGAATTACGGAAACAAGTACAATCTTGCAATTCAATTGCCCTCCATGTACGTCGTGGGGATTATCTATTGCATCCAAATCATTTGGTATTGCCTTTACAGTATTACCAAAATGCTTTATCTTACATGGACGCAATGAAAAAGAATACAGAGGTATTTGTATTCAGTGATGATTTGGATTGGTGTCGAGAAAATTTTATGGATTGTCATTTTGTAAACCTGGGGGATGAGTGTTTAGAATTTGATGTAATGAGGTCGTGCAAACATTTCATTATTGCTAATTCAA